GGTTTGCAGCGGAGATCAGATTGATCTGGGCGGCCTGCTTTTGGTAGGCGCTGCCGGCACGCTCCAGCCAATAGGTGCGGTCTTCTTCGGTCTTGCGCAACGCTTCGGCCGCAGCCTTTTGCTGTTCGGCGGCGGCGGCTGCGTCTTTTTGCTTTTTGGTAATTTCTTCTAAGTTGTCTTCCGCATCCTTTAACGCTTTCGCAAAGCCTCCACCGCTGTTCGCAAGTCTGTCGCCCTCGTCTTTGGCCTTCTTCATTTCGGCTGCAATCTTGGTCAGTGCAAGTGCACCAGCTCCGAGGCCGGCCGCCATCGCGATTAAACCAATCGGGTTAGCTGCTGTGGTTAAATTAAACAAGGCTTGCATAGCAACAGCTCCCTTTACGGCTTCTCTGTAAATCTTATAAGCAGCAACAGCCGTCAAGATAGGGCCGCTAATCTTAACGATTTCTAGCGCTGTGGACGCTATGCCTTTAGCAAATGCAACTAGCGCCCCTTCATTTTCTTTTAACCAGTTCTGAGCGGTTATGATTAACCCACCAATAAACTCAGTTCCCTTGATCATGCTGGGCAGTAGCTGATCCAGTACGATCACACCTAGTGCTGTGAACTGGGTTCCCAGTACTGCCATGCGGTCGTTGTATTCTCCCGCGTTCTTCGTGAACTCCTCCGAAATCCCTGTATTTAGATTCTTAATCGCTTCTGATCCCATGTTAAACATGGGGATTAAGTTGGCGCCACTCTTGCCCAATAGCTCCATTGATAGCCGGGTTTTCTTCCCGCCATCTTCCATTTGCGCCAAACTGTCGATGAGGTCAAACATCACCTCATCAGGTTTCCGCAGCTCACCCGATGCGTTAAAAGCAGAAACCCCAAGCTCGTCCAGCGCCGCTTTCGCGTCCTTCCCGCCGCCTGATGCGATCTCGCCCAGGTTCTTGGACAGCTTCACCAGGCCGGCCGATACCTGCTCCGTGTCGAGGCCTGACATCCGCGCCGCGGCGCCCAGCTTGCTCAGGTTTTCAGCTGACGCGCCAGAACGCTGCGACAGCTCATCCAAGCTGTCCGCCATATCGATGATCCCCGTGGCACCTGCTGCCAGCCCGACGCCACCCAGCGCCACTCCCAGGCCCGTCACAGTCCCCGCAATGGCCCCCAATCCCGCCGCACTTTTCGTCAGCCCACCGATCGCGTTGCCCAGATTCTTGATTTCACCGGCGCCCGTTGCCTTTGCGTTGACCCGCAGCAGCGCATCGTAGGTAACGGCCATCTAGGAATCCTCGTTGCTGCCTTGCTTCGCCACGCGGAACTCATGCAGCCATGTTCCCTCCATGATACCTATGTCTGCCAGCAGTGCCGCCCTCTTCTTGCGCTTCACCCCGTCAAGATCCATCAGCGACAGCAGCACCCCGTAGTCGAGGCCCAGGTAGCCGTTGGGGCTGGTGCGCCATTGGGTGAGCACCCGGCAGAACAGCTCGACCGCTGGCGCTGCTTCTGGCTCGATCTCCAGGTCTGCTTCCTCTGGCACCTCCAAAGCCTCAGGCGGCAGGATCACCCCGAGGGCAGCCGCTGCAACCCGAGACTGTTCGGCCGCATCTTCCAGCTTGCTGCGATCATCCTGCAACAAGTAGCGTGCGACCGCTTCTAGTTTTTTGCTTTCTTCCCGTTGAGCGATTCATTCCACGCTTCGACGATTGCACGAGCGGCGCCGCCGTAGGTAAGAAGCTCAGCCATTGCTTCGGCGGTATATGGCACAGTGCCGGAATCGCCAGGCATCTCCTCCCAGCCGATCATGACTTCCGGCGCGATGCCAAGGTCGGTATCAGAATCCTTAAACTCCGATCCGGTCACCAGCGCACGGTTGGCGCTCAGCGCACGCATAAGAATCGCTTCCGATTCTTTCTGCTTGAACCGCTTGAATCGCCCTTTGAATTCGAGCGTTTCAATCTCGCCTCCATCCATCGGGACCGGTATCTTTACCGGCCACAGATAGGAGCCGCTAAGCGTGCCGAAGGTAAGCGCCATGTTTGGTTTGGGGTTGAAGGGGACGAAAGCCGACTGTAGCCGGCCGGGTGATCAGGTGTAAAGCAGCGTCATCTCTGACGTGCCATCCGCCGAGGTTGGCGTGAACGGCAGGGTGACGAACCGCACATTGTCGCGGTTGTTGAAGCTCGGCTTGCCGAGGATGTTGCCGGTGGTGGTCAGGCTAATTTTGCTGCCGGCCGGGCCGCCGGTGTGGCCCACCACGATGGGCACTTTCGTCGAGTTGGCAACCAGGCTGTAGATGTCCTGGGTGGCGATGGCCACGTCTTCAACCTGGATCGATCCGGTCGGCTTCCGATCGGTGATCACGAACTTCTCGGCGCAGCCGCCGTAGTTCATGTAGGTGATGGTGTTGTTCAGCGCAAACTCATATTCAGCCAGGCACCGCGCCACGCTGTTGATCGTCACCAGTGGAGTGTTGGCAGCGCTCACCTCCAGCGGATCCCGCTGGTTCGCCCACGTGATCGGCGTCGGGAATGCGGTGTCGGTCGGCTGGCTGTAGAGGCCTTGAAACTCGAAGTCGATCACCGGGTAGCCGCCCGCGGTACGGCGCCAGGTGGCGGTACCAAACGCGCCGGTGAGCTGGTGGCGCATCCCGTCCTGGTGCCAGCGCATCGAGACGCTCGCCGGGTCGGCGGTGTTCACCAGCGAGTAGGTCGCGCTCGTGGTGGCCACCAGCGCCTGGTTCATGCCGCAGGGAATGAGCAGCCCGCCGTAGGCCGGAGCGGTGCCAGCGGTGCCGCTGTTGCCGTCGTAGACGCTGAAGCTGAGCATCACCCGCTTGTTGATCAGCCGGGTGTTGTCGTTGCCCAGGTACGGCCGAACTTCTTCCTGCGCCAGATCGTCCCCTTCGAGGGGGGTCAGCTCTGGGTCGCGAAGCGTGCGAACGGCGATGAACGGATCAGCCGGCGCCGTCCCGTACACCGTCTCCGCCTTGTAGGTCAAGAGACCCCGTTGCATCAGGATCGGCATGGTCGGTTACCTCCGGTTCGGGGTCTGGGGTGGTGGTATCAGCGGCGTGCTCGTCGACGCGCCGCCAGTCCGTCTCGTGGGGTTGGCGCTCGAAGCAGCCAGGGCCAGTGGGAGGCGGGACGATAATGGGCTCCTGGATTCTACTTGCCATCAGAGGGTCAGGTCATCCTGATCAGTAAGGTACTCCACTTGATATGTCAAGTCGAGCACCCCTGGCGAATCATTCCCCTTGTCCGGCTCCCATTGCGCAGGGCCAGGGCGAACTGTCATCGCCAGGCCGCCGAGGGTTTTCTCGGCCATCAGCAGTGCATGGATGCTGGCGCGGATCGGGTCTGCCAGCCTTGACACCGGCACGCCGTTGATCACCACCAGGATGCGCAGGGTGAGCACCCAGCGGGTCCGGCAGGTGCTGAACTCGGTCGTCGGCTCATCCCGTTGCGGGAACACTGCCAGGGCCGGCAGCTCCTGCTGGGCAAACGCTTCGGCCCGGTCGCGGTGCACGCGGCCACCAACACCAGCCGCCGCGCCGAGGATCCCTCCGCCGGTGGTGGTGCCGGTCAGGTACTCGAGGATCTGTTCGGTGCGGGTGGTCATGGGGTACCGCTCGGCTGCAGCGCCGCGATGAACTCGGCCGGCAGGTTGCACTCTGCAGCCTTGGCGACGATCTGGCCCAGTGCCGCTGCATCCATGTGGGACGCAAGCAGGAACTGCCCCCAGGTCGCTGCCCATGCCGGGTAGTTCTGAGACTGTCGCGCTTCTTGCATCGCCGCCGGCAGGCCGGTTGTAGCCGGTTCGCCCTGCGGATCGGTCGAGAGCCTGGCGGCGGCCATGCCGGCGGCGATGGGCGGGAACTGATACAGCCACCCAGCGAAGCCCAGCCAATCAGCCTCTGGCGGCTGGCTGTGATACTCGGCAGCCGCGGCATCCACCTCTGCCGGCGTTGCAGTAGGCGGCAAGACGATCGGCGGGCGGGTGCCGGTGTCGTCGGTGATGGTGATGGCGGTGGG